CTTTATTCAACCCGTATAGATGTTCGACTACCGGATACAAAAAAGTATTCGGTGGAAGACGTTCTATACCAATTTAGGTGTGATCCAATCGCGCTATCAAAATACCGCGTATGGCTCAGAACCCAAATAAAATCTGGAAGGTTCGCTCTTGATGAAATCCCGAAAGGGAAATTCGATCTTGAGCTACCACTTACTTCTAGTTCGCCTCGCGGCGGACTAAATATAGAGACACTCGAGGAACAGGCCTTCGATTTATTTAAATCGGAGCTGTTTTACCCTTTTAAGAATCTTTGCGAACACTTCGGTGACGCAGATTTTCCTAGGTACGTACAATCCCTAGCTGAGAAGCTAGAGAAAGAACGTCCTTCCTTTAAAGCTAAGTGTGTCCGTCGCATTACCCGAGTTCCTGACAGTGATGTCAAGGACCGTGTTATCGCGATAGTCGACTGGTGCAGTCAAATTGTTGCTGCACGAGTTCAGAGTATACTCTACAAATTCCTAAAGAGGAATTTGTCAGATTATACCGACATATTTAACCATGGGAAAGGTGCCATGAAAGTCTTGAGTGACGACCCATCGCTCACCACATTTACATCGCCCGGGTCAGAGTACATTTTAAAATGCACTGATTTCGACGCGTGGACTTGGAAGTTCTCTAGAGAACCCCAAATCATCTTCATGGAAGAAGTGGTAGGTAAAGGGATCAGTGATCCTTTTACTCCACTAATCCTAAGTTGTAAGTGGGAGACCGACGAAGCCAAAACGGGTTTTAAATCCGTATCGGCAGGTTCCGGTCAAGCAATGGGAGGCAAAGCAAGCTTTGTCTTGGCAACGGTTACCTCGATAACCCTGATTATGGCCGCTTGTGAAGGCGTATTCGATGATCTTCTTCCGGAACAACACAGAAATGAGTTGGAACGAATTGGAAAATCGGGTAAGCCCTGTAAAGCGGTATTCAGCGAAACGGGAGATGACATTATCATGTACGATTATTATAACCGTATAGAGTCATGTCTCGTACTGTTTGGGAATACTCTCAATCAGTCCAAATCAGTTTATTCAACTGATTACCCTGCGGGCGAAATACACCGTTTTACGGAGTATCTCTCGCGGGTTTCGATGAATTATCAGGATTGTAGTAGGGTGTCTTTAAAATTGTGTAGACTTGGTATAAGTCATTACACCTACGCACCACATCTCCTTTCCCATTTATGGGAAAGAAATATAGATGGGATAGACGTGGAATCATTCAATAAAGTTTGGACTAAGAAGTCTGGTCCCTTTAGGGATAAAAACG